ATGTTTACAAATAAGAAATTAATTCGATTTGGTTTATCGTTGTTTGTATTTTTAGGGATAATTAATTTTACAATCAGCTATTTCCAAACATATCTTGAAACAGCAGCAGATATTAAATGGGTAATTCCAGAAATTTGGAAAACTATTTTGCTAGATGTTCCTCAAGGTATACTTGTTCTTTTAGGCGCAATTGCTTTATATGATTTCACAAAAGAGGCATCACAAAAAGACGCATCAATCTAAGTGTGTCTTTTTTCTATTAGGAATTTCATAGAGAGTTTTGCTGGAGAAATAGAATGAAAAGCCCTAATAAGGGCTTTTTTCTTTGTAGGAATTTCTTATCCGTCATAGAAACCGGTTACTTGGAGGTGTTATAGCGAAAGGCATTTACAGTACAGAAAAATCTAAGCGGCAGACGAAAATATATAGGATATGGCAACATAATTATTGAGAAATTAATTGAATTTAGTAGGTATGAAGATATGACGCTAGAATTCATATTTTTTAATTTTTATTTATTCCGCATTAACGGGCTGTTCGTAAAAGCCTCATTGGTGAGGGCTAATAATCAGCGGGGGATGAACTTCCCCCCACTGATTAAAGTTTCACTTTATAAAAATGAGCCCATAGCAAAAATAGGTATATGAACAAGGTGCATCATTTAGTGATAAGTCATACTTTGTTGGTGTACGTATTGAACTTAGTTTATAGCGCTATTTTTACTTAGATGTAACGAACAGAAATATAGGGAAGCATCAATGAGGTTGTATTTTATAAACGGAGGTTATGAAAATGAATCAGTTTCAACAAGAACTACAAGCGTTAAGTCTTAATGATTACCGGTCTGGAAATATTGTCTATTGGGACCAGCAAAACCAATATCCATATTACTATATTGAAGATGCTGCTCGTCGCTGTGGCGGTTGTGGTCGTTGTGGTGGTTGTGGTGGAGGTCGTTGTGGCGGATTCCGTTGTGGTGGATTCCGTTGTATTGGTTGCTTCGGTTGTTTTGGTTGCGGAGGTTGTGGAGGTTGTGGTGGTTGCTCTAACTGTTTTGATGGTTTTAGTGGTACTACTGATACTACTGGTACTATTATAACGTATGAATATTGATTGCATTTATCCTGCTATTTGCAGGGCAGTAAGACCCTAAAAAATTCAGCGGGAGCAAAGAGAAGTTAGGTGGCGGACTACCCATAAAAGCCCAATTGGTGAGGGCTAATTAAAGTTTCACCTTATCAATTAAAAAACATTAGTTTTATATATGTACGTGCCGACAAAGAATATAGCCATTATTATAATTGATATATTCAATCATTCAAGTGAAAGAGTAACAATAAGATATATAGGTGTAATCAAGAGGTGATGGATAAAGCAATGACTAGATTTAAAATCTAATCATTGCTTTTTTCTTATGGTTTTATCATCAAATATCTGTCTGGTTTAGGGATTGATTCCTTCTAGCTAATGAATTCATTACAACTTTGTAAGGTTAATGTAATGTTAATCGATAGTAAGTGAAGATGCTTGAGTGTAATTTAAATAAGATTAAAAAGTACTGTTTATCTATAAAATAATTGGGTAAATAATATGTAATTAGGAAGTGTATGAATATGATTGAACTAAAATCTATTATCCATTCGTATAAACTAAAGAGAAAAATAGCTAAAGATTTATACGGAAAAAGAGATGAATTGACACTGTTATTAAATGAATTTAATAAAATGAAATGTACAGTAACATCTGAAAAGAAGAAAAACAATATATTATCTCGTTTGCAACTAATTTATCAAAATATGAAATTAGATAAGCAGTATCCTCTATCAGTTGCTTTTGATAGTAAATTATTGGAGCGATTAGAAAAAGAACCTCTACATACTATTGAGGATGGTGTAACATGTTTACATCTAATGTTAGATGTGAATTATGAGAAAATAAAACAATATGGTTCGAGTACAAGTAGGTCATTTGTTCCATTATCGCAGTCTTCTATTTGTCTTGCTGATTGTATTTGTTTAACAGGAGTTGTAGTAGGTTTACTAGGAGCAATTTCATTTGGGGGATTACTGTTATCTATATGTTCAATGACATAAAGGTTGATATTTGTAAAAAGGGCACCGAATTAAGGTGTTCTTTTTTGGTTTTTTTGTAAAGATATTGTAAATGATAAGTACAATGCATTAAGTGTAATGTATAATTTGAATGTATCGAAATTCAAATATAATAGAGGTGTTATACATGATAATTACTTTGAATTTTTAAAAGAGTCGGTTTGATAATAATTTATGTAGATAAACAGTTTTTACGTTTCTTTTAAATACTTGGTTTAAATGGATTAGATTAAGTAACTATTGTTCTAGCTTTTTGATAATCAAGACAACTGAAGAAAGGAAGGAATCATTTTATGAAAAAATTAAGGCTGCTAACATTTGAAAATATAGTAGAACCCCTTTTAAATGAAAAGGTATCATTTATATACTTTCCTATTGAATGGCTGGACATCGTAGAGATACATTATAAGACATTTTTATTAACGAGTAAGTTGAAACGTTTGAATGAAAGATTGTATGATATGTTTTCGGATATATTGTTTATTCAGCATAACCCGTACGTATTAAATGAAAATACACCATGGATTGTATCGAAAGAACCTATTAGACAAGAGCAGCTCGATTATATTTTTCAAAGTTGGTATGAGATTATTCATGATTGGAAACCAAATAGATTAGTAGAACCACCAAAATATGAATGGCAATCCGATTTGATTTCTAATTTGCCAGTACTACATGATAATGAAACGTATTCTAAGTGGGTGCCCGCTTTAATCTCACATATTTTTTGTGAGCGTCCTATATATTTAGAAAATACAAATGAAGAAGAAATCTATTTTTCCCCTCTTAGATCACAAAATATTTGTGAGGCGATGTCAGGGCCGATAAAAGATGAAAAAACACAAGATTTTTTCTCCTATGTATATCGATTCGAATGCATAACCCGCGGTGGTGAGAACGCTCCATTATTAAATATTTCAATAGGAATTCGGAGATTTTATCAAGAATATAAGATGATAGGTCAAACAAACCTTGATATGACAACGTTTGTTTGACTTTTTTTGATGAAATGCAAACATTTTGCAAACATAGGTTATCCAAAGATACTTTTACCGAAGTTTTTAACCGCTTCTTCCTGCATATTCGGTAAAACATGAGAATAGACACTTAATGTCATTGAAATATCTGTATGGCCTAATCTCTCACTGATAATTTTAGGGTTAACTCCTTGTTTCAATAGTATAGTTGCGTGTGTATGTCTTAAATCATGGAATTTAATTTCTTTTATACCTACTTTGTGTGTCATCCTAATGAAACTTTTTCTGAAATGTGCTCTTTTTATGATTCTTCCAAACTCATCACAATTTATTAAATCTTGATCTAGATAAGCAGAACCAAACCTTAATTTCTCTTTATTAATTAAAGTCTTATGTTTTTTTAAGGCTACTATTGTTTCATTAGGTACAGGAATTGTGCGTTTTGACGAATTTGTTTTTGCAGTTTTTTTGATTTTATTGTCATGACCAGATGTTTGATTTATTGTAACGGTATGTTTTTCAAAATCAATGTCCTGCCATCGTAACCCTAGAACTTCTCCCAGACGCATACCTGTAGTTATTGCAAGTAAATACCCAATGTGATATCGTGATTCTTGTGAATGAGCTAAAAATTTTTTTACTTCTTCCTCTGTCCAAGTCTGGATAGGGGTTTTTTCTTTTTTAGGTATCTCAGCAAAATCTGCTGGATTTCGAGAAATAATATTCTGTTTTACAGCTAGGTTTAAAGCACTCTTTAAAATTCTATGCATAAGCAGAATGGAATTATTTGTAATACCTTTATCTATCGCAGTCTTATAGCATTTTTGAATGTGCATAACATTTAATTTATGGAGTGCGACCATTCCTATACTAGGTATAACATGTTGATTGATAAATGCTCTATAGCCAGCAAAGGTACTCTTTTGTATACTCATACTTTTAATTTCTAGCCAATGATTTAGGTAATCTTTTAGCGTAACTTTAGATGGCTCTATAAAAGTTCCTTCATTCAACTCTGTAATTTTCTTTGCTACATCGGCCTGTGCTTCTTTTTTTGTCTTATATCCAGAAAACCACTTCTGTCTTCTTTTTCCTGTCTCTGGATCAGGACCGATATCAATAACGATACAGTATTTATTTCCTCTTTTTCGAATATGTCCTTTCACTTAAAACACTCCTTCATTTGTTTTGAATCATGTTGTATAAGTCTGGTTGTAATTTTGCTGCTATGAAAATTACATGTTTGGACATATCAGCGATGGATATATTCTACCATATATAAACAAATTCAGTTATAGGATATGATTGTCATCCAATGTTCAATAATAGTAAAATATTAATAGAATTAGATAAAGGGGGATGTAAGACTATGAGAAAATTCACAAATGATCCAGGCGGCGGTGGATGGGATATAAGTTTAGACCCTGGAACAGGCATATAGTACATAGGTGGAGCTTAACGGCTCTTTTTTTATTGTAGAAAAAAGAGCCGTTAGGCTCCCTTGAGAAACGTTGATATATAACGATTTTAAAACTTTCTCAATAAGAATCAGATAACTACACGACTGAATTTTGGAAAAAATGTGATATTATGAAAATAATAAAATAAACGGACGTGAAAAAGACCTACGACTGTGCAAGTGGTGCTCGCAACACCCTTACACCGTCCTCCCTAAACGCGCTAGGGAAAACACTTGTCATAAGTCTCAAACATAATTATAACACATAACCTAGATATAATGGCACGTTTTCCTGTAAACATAAGACATCTAGGGTAACGTTGTCTTTTTTGTCCATAAGGAGGACAAGGATTGTGCAAGTTTTATTGGATTTAAATGACATGCAGGAGTGTCTAAAATCAAATGGTTATACAAATCGTAAATTGGCAACACGTTTTAAAGTAACGCATACAACAGTCAATAGTTATTTTAAGAAGCAAGGTAAATTTGATTTTATGCACTTGGTTGATGCGCTGAAGCTATATAAGCCTAAAAATGTTGATTTTAGAAGGGAATGCATCAAAGAGTGTATACCTACACTATCACATAAAAATTTGAAATTAGCATTAGAAGTGTTAGATATGTTTGGAGAATATGATCTTCAAGACCTAGTAATTCAACGAATAATGAGTTTTAAAACTAATAAAAATAAAAGCGAAGAAGAAAAGAAAAAAGGCAATTCAAAAACTGTAAGGATAAATTTGGTTCCATTATACAAAACATTAAGAGAAAGAAGTGAAAATACAACTACTCCTAAGAGGTTCTTTGAGAAAGTTGATAAAATGAGAAAAAATCAAAAATACTCAGATAACGAGCTGGTAATAATATCTGTTTTAAATACAATTTACTCTTTTTTTGATTTAGGTAATTATAAGATGGTCAATGAACATATTCAGCAATTATTACCGGACATCTTGGGAATTAAATGTCATACATTAAGAGATTCTCTTTTATTAAGAATAAAAGAAATGGAAGTTTTCGTTGCACTTCACGAAAATAATTTAGACGAATCACGTGAATTATGTTTTGAAATAATAAATGATCAAAGTAATTGCTATGTCAGCACAAAGGCAGTAGCATATTGCAAAATTGGAGAAAGTTATGTTTTCTCTGATTATCAAAATGCTAAAGAGTACATGGAGAAATCATTAAATATAATTGGTGTTCCAGTGAATAAAAAATTAGAAGTAAGAAGAGAAAAAGTACTTAATACACTATTATTTTTAAGAATATATCATGAAAAAGATTTACATACCATTAACCCAGAAAATCTAGATGATGCTGAAAAAGCATTCTTATATGTAAAGCTAGGTGAAAATCAAAAAGCGATTAAAATTTTACAAGCTTTACAAAATACAAATGGATATCTTAGTAGTTTTCAATTGTACTATATGGGGCTTGCGGTCGGAGGAGAAGAAGGGAAGAAATACCTAGAAATGTCTATAGAAAGTTTTTCTAAATCAGGTGATTATTTCTATATATTCCTACCAAAGACAGCATTGAAATGTTATAATTGAATTATACAAAAAGGGTGGTGAAACGCTTGAAAAATAAGCTTTTGAAAATAGTTTTCACTATTGCTACTGTAGCTTGTCTTTCTATCACAGCTTTTCAGGTGACAGAAAAAGATAAGGTGCAAAGTGCTAAAGAACAAAAAACAACTTTATATATGATTGATCCAGGCCCAGGAGGCGGGTAATTAATATAATATTAGAAATGACACTATCAAATTGGTAGTGTCATTTCTACTTTATAGGGAATGGAAACATTTTGACTGAAACGACAAAAACTTTCCACTTTAAGACGGTTAATATATAAAACAGGATGTAAGGGGAGAATTAAGGATGACGAAAGAGGAAATTGTAATCCTATTTTTAGATACTGTGAAAGAATATGCACCAGATCAATTAGAAGAATATATAGCAGAAATTAAAAAAATAGCCATTCCTAATTAAGGGGCTATTTTTCTGTTTTATTATGGTGTTTGCTAAGAGCTTGAGCGATAGCTAACATTTGTTCTAACGCCATATCTTCTTTATCCTTTGGCAGCGGTTCTAGCCATTCCATGATTTCTTTGAATTTTTTATATTTATCATCACTAGAGTCGTCATCTTTATTTTCTCCGTACAAATAATTTACAGGTACATTAAATCTCTTCGCTATCTTTTCTATGGTTTCACGACTTGGGAATGCTTTTCCATTTTCAAACTTTGAAACAGTCCCTTTAGTTAAATCCACTTCTTTTCCGAATTGTTCTTGATTCATTTTGTTATCTATTCGAATTTGTTTAATTCTATCCTTCATTTCCATATTTAAATACTCCCCTTTTTACGATATATCGTAAATTACGTTAATTACATTATAAAGTTTCCTAGCAAGAAACGTAAAGAGTAAAAAAAGTTTCCTTCTCTGAAATTTTTTTGTTAAAAACACTTGAAGTTTCACGTTATGAAACTTATAATGAGTTTGTAAGCATCAGAAGGGAGTGATCAGATGCAAAATCAAAAACAACTAACGGCACTTCAAAAAGCTTTTGAAGATTCTGGTCTTAAATATCATGAATTAGCTAATATGGTTGGTATATCAAAGTCTTACTGCTATAAAATTATAAATTATAATCTAAGAGTTTATTATGATGTAGCTGTAAAAATATCAAATGTTTTAGGTAAAGAAACCGACATTCTATTTAATGAACAGGAAAAAAATTTTGAATATGAAGTTTCATTGGGTGAAACTAAAGGAGGTGAAAAAAATGAGCCAATTACAAGTTTTGCAACATCCAGTAAATGAGTTTGTTTTTATGGAAGGGAATTAAGTTGTTCATGATGGTGGAAAGAAACTTTTCGCAGCAACTTGGAGAGACGTAAAATCAGCGTTTGCAGTAAACAGTTATTGCAACATTTTACAGAAAGATTTCAATGAAGAGATATCATACATAAAAGCATGACGGCCAAGGTTAGTATGATTATCCATCGTTAATATAATTTTGGAAGGAGAAAAAAGAAATGGGATTAGATCAAATCATTAAAGAATCAATCCGCGAAGTTGTTCGAGAGGAGATACAAGCTGCTTTAGCGCAGTTCCAACAACAATCACAACCAAACAAAGTAATGAGGGTGAAAGAAGCAGCAGAATATCTCAATATCGCTGTTTGTAGAATGTATGAATTAGCAAGTCATCCACAGTTTCCAGTGATTAGGGAAGGGCGCAAATTACTTTTCCTACAAAAGGATTTAGAAGCTTGGCTTGAAACACAAAAGGAGGTGATTTAGTGGAAGATACAACATCGTTAGTTATATTCGCAATGTTTATCGCGTGCAGCGCATTGTTACTTTACATTACTTATGAACCAATAAAACAGTGGGCTTGGAGTGACGTAAAACAAAATAAAAAGACCCATGGCAGTGGGTCCTTTAAGAAAAAACAGTTGTTATAAGTATATCACGAAAAGTAGGGAAATAGTAGATGCGTCTAACTGAATATCAAGTGCTATTACCTAATAAGTTTTGGAACTTAGCAAAGAGCAGGGATGAATTAAAGCAAATGATTGAACAGTATTTCAAGGCTGGTTATCCGCATTATGAAATTCAACGAATTATCAAAAGTGGACAAGTATATGTGGCGGTTTGTACAAGGAGGTAAATAAATGGCAACATTTCGAGTTAGTAAAAGTAAAAATTACACAACCATTAATAATACAGGTCTTCGAGATGAACGTTTAAGTTGGAAAGCAAAAGGAATATTGGCTTACATTTTATCGTTACCAGATGATTGGGTGTTTTACATGGAGGAAATATCTACTCATGCGAAAGATGGAATTGATAGTTTAAGAGTAGGAATGAAAGAACTAAAAAAATTCGGTTATGTTAGAAGGTTTCCTGTAAAAAACGAAAAGGGAAAGATTACTAACTGGGAGACAATTATTTATGAAGTTCCACAAGTGGAGAATCCAGATATGGAAAATCCACAAGTGGAAAAATCACAAATGGAAGTTCCATTTATGGAAAATCCCAAGCTACTAAATACTAAAGAACTAAGTACTAATAAACAAAATACTAATATACAAAGTAGTAGTAGCATCTTCTCTTTCTACGAAAATAATTTCGGTATTTTAAATTCATTCATAGCCGAAAGTATTTCACAATGGGTAAACGATACAAGCGAAAAACTTGTACAAGCAGCTATGGAGCGTGCTTTGAAACAGCAGAAGAAATGGAATTATGCTGAGGGGATTTTAAAACAGTGGGTTAATAAAAACATTCGTACTTTAGCTGATGTTAATGCAGCAGAAATAGAGTTTAAGAACAAAGGTGAAAAAGGAGCGAATAGAAATGGCAACACCAATGAAAAAACTGGCGGAATCCCTGGAATCGAAGGTGAATTACCATTCTGATCAATGTATGAATCACTCCTATGTAATAGGTGGACAAACAATCATTAAGCCAATTCAAATGATTATTTATCAAGGAAAACCTGTTTGCCCAAGATGTGTAGTTGAGCAAAACGATAAGGTTTTGGAAGAACAAGCTAACGCTCATTATAAGAAGATTAGCCGTTTGCAGAAATTCAACATGCTGGAAAAGGCTAGTGTTATTACAAACAAGAAAATTCCTCTTTCAAGATTATCTGATTACAGAACTGGGTGTGATGAAACGATTAGTCACAAGAAAGCTGTAGAAGAAACCTTGGAGGATTTAAAGAACGGAGAAATTAGAAAAGTTGTATTTACAGGAAATCAAGGGACGGCAAAAAGTTTCCTAGCATACAGTATGCTTCATGAATTAAATCAATATTTTTGGGGTATCAGTCAAAAAGAAGAAAATTATAATCTTATGAAAAGTTGCTTGTACGTTGAATTAGAAGCAATAACAAGAATGATTATGGATTCTTTTGATGATAAGAGCAGTAAATATACACTTCAATATTTCGTCCAATTAATTGGACAAGCTGATTTTGTGGTATTAGATGATCTTGGGGCAGAAAGTGGTTCAACAGATTCAAATAGACAAGCATCTGATTTCATACAACGCCTGTTATATGCGGTATCAAATGCTAGACAGGGAATGAGTACATTTACTACAACAAACTTTACTGGAAAACAACTCTTCAATAAATATGATGCTAAGACAGTTAGTCGTTTATTAGGTGATTCAAAGGTATTGAAATTTACGACAGCTGATCAAAGACTTGCTAATTTGGGTTTCTAATAAGGAGGAATAAGTATGTGTGCACTATGTCATGATACAGGAATTATTCGTAAAGAAACTTATCCAGGTGTAATTGAAACCAGTGGTTGTAATTGTGAAGGGGCAATACAGCAGCAAGAAGAAAACGATAAGCGTTGGCAAGCATGGTTAATAAAATTCGAATCAATGAAACAAGAGCTGCAACGGAATCAACAACAAAAAGTTAGCTAACAAGAAAAAGGGGGATTTCAGTCGTATGAAGCCTACGAAAGTTGAAATCGATGTTACTGATAATAAAATTTATGTGGTCAAGAATGGTGAGGTTACGCTACTGAATCCTCCAGTAACAGGATTCGGGGAACAAGTAATTACTTGGCAAGGTGGAAAAGTTGATCGTGTTTCAACTACGATCACGGAAAAAATTAAATAACTGGGGATGCGATTATGAAGCAATTAACTATTGATGATGTTATAGGGAGTTTCCGCTACAACGCTATAAGCACCAGTGAAAAGTTTTTCAATCCAAGCTTTGAAGTACATTTTTACGATAAAGAAGAACGGCAAAAGATGGATTGCTTTGATGCTAGGAGTGAAGCTGAAGCTTGGGATGCAACAATAGAAGAGCATGGGAAAGGTATTCAGAAGATTAGGGTAACTCATTCGAAGCGTACCAGATCAGAATTTCTGGAACTAGACTAGGAGGGATAGAGAAAATGAAAAAGGTAATTGAAGAATATATCAATCATTTAAAACAGTCAGCAGTAGAGAACAGAAAGGAATCAGACAAAGCGTATGAAAATGGCGATTTAGGTTTATCAGGATACTTACGTGGGCAATGGATTGCTAATGAAGGAATAGCAACTGCGTTAAAGACTATCTTAACTCAACACAGAGAGGAAAATATGAGTTCAAATTTAATAAAGTAAGACCAAATTTGAATTTTATTAAGCAACTAGATACTTTATTCATGAGAAAAATTATTTTTGAGTAATTAATTTATCTAGAAAGGTCTAAAAGTCTCTTCAGGAGAGCTTAAGAGACTTTTAGTTTATATAATTAGTGTTAATGGATGTTTTATCCAACTTTGGTAACGACTAGTGAAGCGGAAACAAAGTTAAAAGTTCCATTTACGTTAGCAAAATAACATTGGATAATGTCTCCTGTATTTAGAAATAATTGATCAGTTCTAGACAATGTAACAATCTCACCGTTCGCTGAAGTTTGTTCAGTTTGAAAAGCAACTACTATACCTACATCAGCTCCATTGATGGTAAGCAAGACGTTGCCATTTATAAATGTTGGTGCGAAATTTGTGGAAATAAATACAATAGAATAACTTATAGTATATACCCCTGAACTATTAATAGTAATAGAATTATCGACAATACTTGGAGTGGTGCCATTAAAAGGTCCTATAACTGTAAAATTAACAAAATTATCTGTGAGAACTGAATCGGCTGGATTAAATAACGATCCGAATATTTGTTCAATCGGTCCAGTAATTCCGGTAGGTCCAGTAGGCCCAGTGATACCAGTAGGTCCAGTGTCGCCGGTAGGCCCAGTAGGTATTGTAAAAGTTGGAGTAGGTGGTAATGTAGGGCCGATAGAACTTGAGTATAATGCAGCTCCTTGTAAGATTTCATGCGAATTAACTTGATTTTCTTTTGACATATTTCACCTCCAAAAATTAAATTACTATTAGTAAATGAAACTTGTAAGTGAAATATGAAATTAGAGGACGAAATAGGAGTGTTTTAAATTGCAAATTTAACAAAAGTGTTATTTAATAGAATTTTGATAAAAAGCGATGATCATTAAATCGCTCCATGATTTATGAACATTGCTTATGTATTGAAAAGTTATTCAGTTATTTGAAATATAGTTTCATCAGGTTTGGAGAATCCATACAATTTCCTTGCGAACTTTAAAATACCTTCTTCACTCTCTGTTAAAGTTTTAATATCGTTTTCAAAATAACGTCCTATAAGTTCTAATTCAGACAATTTTTTCTTTTCTTTATTAAGTGTAATTTGTTTTTCTTGAATCATTTGTTCTTGCTTATAAATGCAGATTTGTATGGAAATAACCATAGGTAGCATAAAAGCGAGGACTAATAAAAGACGACGTCTTAGCTTTTTATTCGTTTGTAGGTTGTTGTTAGGATTAATTTGTTTTTTTGGGACTAATTGTTGTGGTGGTAAATTTGGGACACTCCCCATTTTAATGCCTCCATTACTTATGTATAGAATTTAAATTGCTAAAAGTATTATATATGAAAAATAGATAATTTTGAACCTATTTAGGCAAAGAGAGGTTTTATGAAAATTAACAAAATAGTTATTTTGTGTTAATCAAAAAAATAGAGAGCTCTTTTTAAAGAGCTCTTGACCAAAAGTGATCTTGAATATGAATACGCACAATATTGTATGCGTGCTATTCAGGTAGGTGCAAATTTAAAACAAAATTCTTATTGTATGAGCAAAAATAAAAGAACCCTTTTGTTATAAACGGATTCTTCCCACAAGGTGTGCAAGTAATTCAAGGTAACTGGACCAGAGCTACCTGTGGAATTCCTTGTGATAATACTGTATGCAAAGGAATCAATAAGGTTAATGAAATTTAAACAAAATCTTTATTTAAATGAAGAAGCCCTAGAGTTAGGGCTCTAGAGCTTCTTGTGTTGGTATATCTCACATGATTTTATAAAAAGAATAGAACGTACTGAAGATAACACATGAATGTTTCATAAATGTATCAAAAAAGTGAACAAAAGCGTTATTTAGACATAAAAAAAGAGCACATATATATTGTGCTCTTGGACAAGAAAGATAGATTTTTATGAGTGGAGAGTTTCTCCATACAATAACATATGCTTGTCCAGTTAAAAGGTGAAAAGTATTTTTCGAAACCAACAATAAATGAATAGAGCGCCTTGGGAGAATTAAAACGAAAACTTTATTTGAAAGTAAATAAAAAAGGGCACACATATAAGTGTACTCCTAAACTAAAAGGTGTGTACGTATGGACTGGAGTGTCCTACAAAGTAATATATGCTTGTTTTATTAAGAGGTGAAAAGTTTTTTATAAAAACGCTATTTTGTACTCAATAAGTGATAAAGTAGCTAGATTAATGAGCTAAATAGAAAACATTATTTTAGAGTAAAGGGGAGTTGAGCAATGGAGTTAAAGGAGTGTGCTCGACATTTGAGCGTACTTTCTAAGACAATCCTCTTTTATAAAATAATAGCTAATAGAAAGAGAGTGACCAGTAGAAAAAAGCTCGTAATTATTTAATTGTTACGCTGTTAGACCAGGTCTAATATGAAAATTTTATTTGCATCTAATTTGTTTCCCGGCTCATAAGATATTAATGGGCAAAAAACGAAATAAAGGATGAAAGGGGAAATAATAGTAAATGAGTTTACAAGAGCTGCTAATATCAAGAACAAATACAGCGGTGGTCATGAAATCAGGAAATGATTCAACAGCATTTATTGGAGGAAACCCTTTTAAAACAATTAATGGTGCGATTACAGCGATTAATACTACAGGAGCTACAGGGATTACAATTTTTGTGTTTCCTGGAATTTATGACGAAAAGGTAGTTATCCCTAATGGAAATTCATTACGAGGAATTAGTCTATGGACAGTAATAATTCGTCAACAGAATGCAACATCAAATACTACTGTACTCACAATGGGAGAAAATACAAGAGTAGAAGATATTACGGTATTAGGAACCTCTTCTATCCATGTGGATTTAACAGGGATTGCTTTTCCTGGAACAACATCACAAACTTCTAGATTAAGAACAGCAGTTATAACTGTGGATAATTCTACAGCATCAACAAGTGGAACTTCAAATGTTTATGGAATTCATTCTTTTGGAACAGGAATTCCAGATGAAAGTATAAGTACTGTAAGAGCAACAACGATAACAGTAAAATCAGCCGGTTTAGGGAATAAAAGAGCCATATTGGTTAATACAAATTCACATAATTTTCATTGCCGTGATGTTAATTTAACCACTACTAGTTCAGGTGGAGCTGGATCTTATATTGGGGCAGAAGTAAATCGAATAGGAGCACAATTAAGTTTGCGTTTAGCGTCGGTTCAAGGCACTACAGCGGATATATCACAATCAGCTGGAACATTGATTTTAAGTTCAGCGAATCTTATAAATTCTAACGCTAATAATTTGGGCTTTTCTACAGTTTTACAGCCTACTACTATTATTTGGGCAGATCCTTCGGGTCTACCAACTGGAGGGACTCGTTTTTATAGACCAGGCACAGCAGCTGTTTCAAATACAGAAGTATTTATCCGATTAAGTCAAAAATCTGTTGTAAAATCACTATCGGTGCGTGCTCGAGTTGGTCCTGGAGGGACAAATACTGATACATGGACTATTCGAAAAAATGGTGTGGATACACCTCTTGTAGTTTCATTAACTGGTGCTCAGACTTCTAATATAACTAATAATATTTCAACAACATTCCAAGCAGGGGATAGTATCTCGTTAAAAGTAACAGTTTCTACGCTAAGCGCGATAGCAGATACTGTAATACAAGTTGATATTTTCTGAAAATTAACAAATGAATTGTTGTGTTATTGCAAGGGTAAGTAATGAAACTTATTCCTTTTAAAAATACATCTATATAAGTGAAGCTTTTAAAGAGGAATTCTATAAGTTGATAATTTTTGTATCACAATGTATAAGAAATTTATTTAAACATGAAATATTAATAAAAATTTCATTTTGTGACAAATAAAAGAGCAGTTAGCCCAGTCTAACTGCTCCATACAAAGGTGATAATCTAGATGCACAGATATTATATGCCGAATTATTGATTTTATTCGAGAAAGAATAAAGAATCCTTTAAGAAACAGGAACGAAACAAAACAAAAGCTAGCTACCAAGCCCTCGGGTATGAAGGGAAATCAGAAATTGTATTCACATTATTAACGGAATATTGAGTTTTATTAAGGGCGAATGAGGAAAATGGAAAGAACAAAATCATCCTTTTAATATGAGCGGTATGTAACTTAAAGTTACAGTTAGAGTATAAACAGAATTGGAAGAGTTATATGGGAATAGAACTTATTGAAAGGTTTATTTTAAAAGAAAGTGGTGGTACAAATGTATATCTGTCCAAAATGTTTAGATTGTTTCGCTGATCAGTATGAGTTATTTGAACATTTAACATTGTGTGGAGCGGATAATGATTCTTAAGTATTTTAATAAATTTAAAGATGTAGTTGGTTTATAAAGTTGATTCAATAATATGTATAAAATCAATATAGAAGTACGTTTAATAAATTTGCATAATTCCTAAAAAATACTTTTATAAGACGTTATTATAAAATGAGAAAGTAAAGAGAAACTTAAAATTATTAACAGTGAGGTGGGGAATTGAATAGGATTATATTAATTACTTAATGCTGGGATATGTTTTAAATGGAAAACCAATTTAAAGAGATATTTGGTGCATGGGTAGCAGCAATAGGAACTATTACTTCCGCTATTGGAAGTACGCCTTTTGAGTTTATAAGCAGTAATGTAAGAAAGGATTTAAATGTTTATGGAAACGTATTGCAGGCTGTTGGAAATGCTTTAGAGGCTGATGGTCAAGGAGAAGTGTCGCTTGAACAAATCGGTAATGAAATCCAATCAATCGGTAATGTTACTGTAATATCCGGATTGATTATTGAGTTTAAAGAAGAAACACAAATTAAATTAGTGATTGCTGGGAATTGGACACAGGCTTTGGGTGGACTTACAGCATTAGCAGATGAATTTGAGGATACATCCGATAAAGATGAATCCTTAAATATTATAGGAAATTTATTACAATCAATTGGGAATTCATTACAGGCAATAGGAGGTATTGAAGAATTAAAAAGTATCAGGAATGAAAACCGGTCTAATAAAGAAGGTAATGTAAATGATGTGGAGAAAGATATAGACACTCAGGTAAATAAAAAAACTAATGAAAATGAAGAAGGGAAACTAATAGATATAATAGGAAGTTGGGTTCAAGCAGTTGGTTCTGTAATTTCATTAATTGGACAAATTCGTGAAGAGAGTGAGGAATTGGAAGGAAGCGATGAATAGAGTGAGTTAATAGAACAGCTAACAAATAATTATTTTAAAGTGAAAGCAAACAGAATATAGTCCGGCTAGAAAACTAGAGGACACCGATTCATTAAAGCAGCAATTAAGGCTGTTTTAGGAATAGGTGTCCTTTTTATTTTGAAAAGGGAGATGGGGAAATGAAGGTATTAAAGGATCAGCTACGTGAATGGAAAAAGCAATCGAATCAAGCGAAGAAGAAAACTAAGAAAAAACGAAAAGAGAAATTAAGTACTCGTGATATTGAAGATTTAATGGGCATACATAGACCTTGTTATGAACGAAGACGTAGAGCAATAAGACAAAAGTAATCTAAAAATAAAAAGGAGTGGTCTTACATGACTAAACAATTATCTTTCTTACCAAAAATTGATAGAACAGCGACACAAGAGGAATTAGAAGGTGTGTTGGAAAGCGTACGTATACATAGACAATTTGGGATGATGCGTAAAGAAATGAAAGTCACTCCTTCTTATGAAATACGTGAGCACGGTCCTACACATACAGTTGGCAAGCCACTAGAAGATGTTGCTATAGCAAATATTCAACAAAGTAAACGAGAAGAGTGGCTTGAAAGAATGTCAGTACGTATTGATCAGTTTCTAAATCGATTAGGAAACGGACGTGCAGGAAGTATACAAAGAGATATTATTTATAAACGTTATTTAGAAGAAGAGGACGTATGTGATTACATGGTTTATAACGAAATAGGGATGTCAGAGCGTACTTATCGACGTTGGAAGTCTAAAGCGTTTTATAAACTTGCTTTTGCACTCGGATTAGAAGTTTACGAGACAGAAGAAACTGGAGGTAATGAATAATGAATTTTGTTCAACCGATACGTGATCCGGAGCAAATACAGCAGTTAAAAGATTATTTTAAGGAAAAGAGCTTACGTAATTACATTCTCTTCATTATGGGAATCAATACAGGCCTGAGAATCTCGGACATTTTGAAATTGAAGGTAGGAGATGTCAAAGGCAGTCATATATCTATGAGAGAAAAGAAAACAGGGAAACAGAAACGAATACAAATTACTGCAGCATTGAAAAGAGAACTTAAATGGTTTATTGAAGAAAGAGAAGACAATGAGTATTTATTACAAAGTAGACAAGGTAGGAATCGTCCAATCGGTCGCAGTATGGCATATAAGATATTGAGTGGAGCAGCGGCAGAGTTTGGATTAGATGAAATAGGTACACATACGCTTAGAAAGACGTACGGGTATCATATGTACATGCAAACGAAAAACATAGCATTACTTATGGAGATATTCAATCACTCGTCAGAGAAGGTCACGTTACGTTATATAGGTGTAAACCAAGATGCAATGGATAAAGCAATGACTAGGTTTAAAATTTAATCATTGCTTATCTCTTTTTAAATCTAGAGTTATTGCAGTATTTTGGAAAAAACTACGCTAAGAGTTTGCAAGGTTTTATACAGTTCCAGTAACAAACAAGAACCCTAAAAACGTGTTAGGATAGGAATATATAATGCATAGATCCATAGAACAAAAAAAGAAGGTTCCTTGGTGGGCGTACGGTTTTCTCTTTTCAGTGATACCGATAATATTGCGTTATGTTAACTTTCTATGAATATCATATTCAACCAAAATTACCCTTATTGATGTTATAATTAAATTCTTGGAGGGGTATTATGGAATTTATTGTGGATATTGTATTTTATTTTGGGTTTTATTTTGGATCACTGTTTCTTATAATTGGTACCGCATTAGTTTTATTTATTATGGCTGCATTACCAAAAATCTGGAGTAAAAATCTATCATTCGTAATGCTCGGTTTAGGGATAAATATAATTACTATTCCGTTGTCTTTTTTTATAGGTGGGATGGCAACAGATTCTCCTGATAGTACTAGGTTAGATTTTTGGAAAGGATTTTTCTTTATTCAAAAAATACCGCTCTTTTTACTGATTTTTTTATTATTTTTAACTGTGGTGTTGTGGTTTATTCGTAAGAACAAGAAAAAAGTAAACATATAGAATTTTAAAACGACTTCCAATAACGATAATTATTTAAATAAGCTGTCCACATGGGCAGCTTATTTTATTTTTCCGCATAGCTTAGGTTATTTTGCAAAATGCTGGTGGTATCCCTATACAGTTACTCATAATTTTCGTACTGTGTAACTCAAAAGAGAAAGTGAAACGAAATCAATGATATCAAGCGATTCAGAGAAGGGGTCAGTTACACACAATATAAGATATGGGTAACTAGAGAAAGAGTTTATATGATAAAATTATCATATAAAAATTTGGGGAGGGTATTATTTATATGGGAGAAGAAATATGGAACTATATAGCTAAAATTGGAGCACTGTGGGGATTCATTGGAGCGATTATAGTATTATTGGTAAATTTATATTTTACTATTAGGGGGAAAAAAGAAGAGCTAAGGCCATATATTGAGGTTTTAAGAGTGGTAGCTGATCCATTATTACATAAAGGGGCCCTTAAAAAGGGAGGGAAAATGATTCTAACTGATGAACTAAAAAAGTATCTTTCAGAGCAAAGGGAAGATAGTGGTTCAAAGTCTGGGGGAGTAAATTTGTATCCTACATTTTTAAAAGTAAAAAACATAAGTTCAAATCCTTGTTTTGGATTAAAAGTAAAAGGGATAAAAGAAAGTGGAAGTATAAAAAACACCTTTATAGATATGGAATTTTATGTATTGAAGGGAGACGATGAATTGTATATTCCTCTTGAAACCCCTAATAGTTCGGTATATAACCAGGTAACTTTAGAAGTAGAGTATAAAACAGTGGCAAATGAAAAAATGATATATAAAAATAAAACAACATCAAAAAATGGAAAAGAATTAGAACTACTTCAAAGTATTTATGTTGTAAAAAAATGGGGAAGGAATGAGAGGATAGTTGAGACTACAGCTTCAAATATAGAATGGCAGATTATAAAATAAGTGGCAGAGTCGTGACCTCTTTTTGGCAGAAAATGTGCCGGTTGTTTTGGAAGTAACGTGATATATTTGTATTGTGAGTAATGGCGAAAAGCATTGCTTATAAAATACCTTATAACTGAAAATGGATCGTCATAATCAGTGGCGGTGGTTCCAGATTGGATAAATGGTTGTTCTTGATTTTACATTCAATTGCAATTTATGTTGTATACGGAGAAGGATTTTTGTTCCTCTTCCGCTTATTTAATAACGTGTAAGCAGAGTTGTATAAAAATTAGGTGATTGGAAGAAAAATAAAACTTCATTTACCGTATTTACAGTAGTAATATAAGATTCTTAAGGGAGGGCAACTGATACGTGGTTGCTCTTTTATTGCGTAGGATAATCTTCTTCCTTGTCGAATAAATAGAAAGAAGGGAGAGGTATCATTGAAAAATAAAGAAATCGCATGTAAGCAAATTAATGAATTTTTGAAATCTGATGATGAAAAAGTTATGTTGATTAAAGGGACAAATCAAAAGGGTAAGTTACCTTCGGTATTAGAAATTATTATCCAAACCAAAAACTTAAATAATGGTCTATTTAGAGCTAATAGATTAGAGAGTATTGCTAATTTCTTCGATCGAAGAGTCTATGATATTCCGCAGAATACAGGTAAAATGCGTGTAATAGAAAATAAAACTTTTTATTTTGATTCATTTAAAAATTCTACATGGAAAAATACACCTGACAAATTAGATTTTGCTGTGATTTATCCTTTGGAGTCACTTTCTTCAAACAAAAAGGATTTACAGAAAGAGAATATGGAAGATATTTTTGTGAAAAGAATTATAAAAAAGATATTTATGGTTTCTTTAATAGATGATGGATATGACTATGAATGGTTGAATCAATATGTAGATAGAATTATTGAATTCAATAAATAGATAAATGAGAGTCCAATCGTTTCTTATGAAGTGCTTTTTATTATATGGAAGTCGTTTTGTTTGATATATTTTGAGTATATAGAAAGGAATAACTAATAGTCTGTCGAAATCAACATGTTAGAAAGGAGAGGATAAGGTGAGTAAAAGAAAATTAATTTATAGCATACTGAAAGAAATAGACAAAGGAAATAATCCTTCTAAAGAGGATTATGGAATGACATTTGACGAATTCTTTGATATTGCTTTATTTCTAAAAAAAGAAGGTTTAATTAGAAAGGAAATGATAGCAAAAGATCTTATTGACTTTAGTTTTGCACAGGTCACTTTAAGCGGAATGAAGTACTTAGATGAAAATAGCTCATTAGCAAAAACATATAAAGGGTTAAAAGAAGTTAGGTCATGGTTACCTTTATAAGCATCCATTCGGGATGCTTTTTTTCTGTGAAAAACCTCAGGTTATCATTCCAAAATTCATATGTGCTGTAGAGGTAAGAAATCTTAACATGTGTGTGATGACTTAAAAAAGGGCATAAAAAAATAAGCCACATGTTATTAAATTTTTTTAACAGTAGCGAAAGAAATATGAACTTGAATAGGTTACTACGAAAGAACTTTTGAATATTCAATAAAACCAGATCGTTGATCTAATATATGATAGATAATTTTAATAACTTTATGTGCAATGGCGATAAGTGCTTTCTTTTTACCTCTCCGTGCAGCAAGAGACCAATACTTTCCTGATAACCATGTATGACGTGTTCGCGAGATGGCCCAGGCTACTTCGCAAAGCATAGATTGAATATGTGGGTTTCCTTTTGTTGTTCGAGAATTCTTTTTCTTGCCTGCACTTTCATGATTTCCAGGGGATAATCCTGCCCATGAAGCAAGATGTTGGGCGGATGGAAATTGTCTCATTTCGACACCAACTTCTGCAATAATACTTGCGGCAGCATGTTTTTTTACCCCAGGAATCGTTAACAGGAGTTCAACTTGTTCTTGATAAATAGAAAGAAGTTGATCAATTTTTTCTTCTATTTGTTGAATGGATTCTTCGAGAAATAAGATGTGATTCCAAGATTGGCGAATAAGAAAAATTTGATGTGGATTTAAAGTTCCAAACAAGGATTCTGTAATCTGGGATGCCTTCGGCATCATGTTTCCATGAATATTTTCTTCTACTTCATGTGAGTTAACATATCCTTGTTCCACAAGGCGAGTGAGTAATTTACGACCAGATACACCAAATACATCAGAGATAATAGAACCTAGTTTAATGTTAGAACACTCTAATGTTTTTTGAATACGATTTTTTTCAGCAGTCATATTGCCAATCATTTTCTTACGTAATCGTGTTAAATCACGAAGTTCTCGAATGTCTGATGGAGGTACGAAACTTTTTCGATTAGTCCATATCGAAGGAGTTTGGCAATCCATTCAGCATCCGCTACGTCTGTTTTCCGCCCTGGTACATTTTTTATTCTTTGTGCATTGGCAAGAGTAATATCAAAATAATCTTCTAAAATGTTAAAAACGGGTTTCCAATAGATACCGGTGCTTTCCATCGCAAGGTGGGTAATATGTAGCTCTTCGAGCCATTGAAGCATTTCAAATAAATGTTTTGTCAAAGTAGGAAATGTACGAATTTCCTTTGTAAGTTCTGTCTCAGAATTTCCAATATAAGTACAAACAACAATTTCTTTCTGATGGACATCAAGTCCAGCACAATGAGAATGTAGAGTTTCCAATGCATGAACCTCCCCAATAGATATGAGATGGATGACCGAAATAATTGGAAATTCAACATTTTTCTGTTCGTGATCAGAAGGAATCTGTCAACAAAGGGGTGTGCACCAAATTATTTCTTACAGTTTATTTTACGGGGTAAATCCACCATAAAAAGCCACGTACTAAAGTATCCATCTATTTAACCAGTATGGAAAACTTGGAAAATAAATAGTCCCACCCTTTTTCATATATGGGTGGGACTGTAAAGTCATGATTGTTTTCTGTGAAAAACCTCAGGTTATCATTCCAAAATTCATATGTGCTGTAGAGGTAAGAAATCTTAACATGTGTGTGATGACTTAAAAAAGGGCATAAAAAAATAAGCCACATGTTATTAAATTTTTTTAACAGTAGCGAAAGAAATATGAACTTGAATAGGTTACTACGAAAGAACTTTTGAATATTCAATAAAACCAGATCGTTGATCTAATATATGATAGATAATTTTAATAACTTTATGTGCAATGGCGATAAGTGCTTTCTTTTTACCTCTCCGTGCAGCAAGAGACCAATACTTTCCTGATAACCATGTATGACGTGTTCGCGAGATGGCCCAGGCTACTTCGCAAAGCATAGATTGAATATGTGGGTTTCCTTTTGTTGTTCGAGAATTCTTTTTCTTGCCTGCACTTTCATGATTTCCAGGGGATAATCCTGCCCATGAAGCAAGATGTTGGGCGGATGGAAATTGTCTCATTTCGACACCAACTTCTGCAATAATACTTGCGGCAGCATGTTTTTTTACCCCAGGAATCGTTAACAGGAGTTCAACTTGTTCTTGATAAATAGAAAGAAGTTGATCAATTTTTTCTTCTATTTGTTGAATGGATTCTTCGAGAAATAAGATGTGATTCCAAGATTGGCGAATAAGAAAAATTTGATGTGGATTTAAAGTTCCAAACAAGGATTCTGTAATCTGGGATGCCTTCGGCATCATGCTTCCATGAATATTTTCTTCTACTTCATGTGAGTTAACATATCCTTGTTCCACAAGGCGAGTGAGTAATTTACGACCAGATACACCAAATACATCAGAGATAATAGAACCTAGTTTAATGTTAGAACACTCTAATGTTTTTTTGAATACGATTTTTTTCAGCAGTCATATTGCCAATCATTTTCTTACGTAATCGTGTTAAATCACGAAGTTCTCGAATGTCTGATGGAGGTACGAAACTTTTTTCGATTAGTCCATATCGAAGGAGTTTGGCAATCCATTCAGCATCCGCTACGTCTGTTTTCCGCCCTGGTACATTTTTTATTCTTTGTGCATTGGCAAGAGTAATATCAAAATAATCTTCTAAAATGTTAAAAACGGGTTTCCAATAGATACCGGTGCTTTCCATCGCAAGGTGGGTAATATGTAGCTCTTCGAGCCATTGAAGCATTTCAAATAAATGTTTTGTCAAAGTAGGAAATGTACGAATTTCCTTTGTAAGTTCTGTCTCAGAATTTCCAATATAAGTACAAACAACAATTTCTTTCTGATGGACATCAAGTCCAGCACAATGAGAATGTAGAGTTTCCAATGCATGAACCTCCCCAATAGATATGAGATGGATGACCGAAATAATTGGAAATTCAACATTTTTCTGTTCGTGATCAGAAGGAATCTGTCAACAAAGGGGTGTGCACCAAATTATTTCTTACAGTTTATTTTACGGGGTAAATCCACCATAAAAAGCCACGTACTAAAGTATCCATCTATTTAACCAGTATGGAAAACTTGGAAAATAAATAGTCCCACCCTTTTTCATATATGGGTGGGACTGTAAAGTCATGATTGTTTTCTGTGAAAAACCTCAGGTTATCATTCCAAAATTCATATGTGCTGTAGAGGTAAGAAATCTTAACATGTGTGTGATGACTTAAAAAAGGGCATAAAAAAATAAGCCACATGTTATTAAATTTTTTTAACAGTAGCGAAAGAAATATGAACTTGAATAGGTTACTACGAAAGAACTTTTGAATATTCAATAAAACCAGATCGTTGATCTAATATATGATAGATAATTTTAATAACTTTATGTGCAATGGCGATAAGTGCTTTCTTTTTACCTCTCCGTGCAGCAAGAGACCAATACTTTCCTGATAACCATGTATGACGTGTTCGCGAGATGGCCCAGGCTACTTCGCAAAGCATAGATTGAATATGTGGGTTTCCTTTTGTTGTTCGAGAATTCTTTTTCTTGCCTGCACTTTCATGATTTCCAGGGGATAATCCTGCCCATGAAGCAAGATGTTGGGCGGATGGAAATTGTCTCATTTCGACACCAACTTCTGCAATAATACTTGCGGCAGCATGTTTTTTTACCCCAGGAATCGTTAACAGGAGTTCAACTTGTTCTTGATAAATAGAAAGAAGTTGATCAATTTTTTCTTCTATTTGTTGAATGGATTCTTCGAGAAATAAGATGTGATTCCAAGATTGGCGAATAAGAAAAATTTGATGTGGATTTAAAGTTCCAAACAAGGATTCTGTAATCTGGGATGCCTTCGGCATCATGCTTCCATGAATATTTTCTTCTACTTCATGTGAGTTAACATATCCTTGTTCCACAAGGCGAGTGAGTAATTTACGACCAGATACACCAAATACATCAGAGATAATAGAACCTAGTTTAATGTTAGAACACTCTAATGTTTTTTGAATACGATTTTTTTCAGCAGTCATATTGCCAATCATTTTCTTACGTAATCGTGTTAAATCACGAAGTTCTCGAATGTCTGATGGAGGTACGAAACTTTTTTCGATTAGTCCATATCGAAGGAGTTTGGCAATCCATTCAGCATCCGCTACGTCTGTTTTCCGCCCTGGTACATTTTTTATTCTTTGTGCATTGGCAAGAGTAATATCAAAATAATCTTCTAAAATGTTAAAAACGGGTTTCCAATAGATACCGGTGCTTTCCATCGCAAGGTGGGTAATATGTAGCTCTTCGAGCCATTGAAGCATTTCAAATAAATGTTTTGTCAAAGTAGGAAATGTACGAATTTCCTTTGTAAGTTCTGTCTCAGAATTTCCAATATAAGTACAAACAACAATTTCTTTCTGATGGACATCAAGTCCAGCACAATGAGAATGTAGAGTTTCCAATGCATGAACCTCCCCAATAGATATGAGATGGATGACCGAAATAATTGGAAATTCAACATTTTTCTGTTCGTGATCAGAAGGAATCTGTCAACAAAGGGGTGTGCACCAAATTATTTCTTACAGTTTATTTTACGGGGTAAATCCACCATAAAAAGCCACGTACTAAAGTATCCATCTATTTAACCAGTATGGAAAACTTGGAAAATAAATAGTCCCACCCTTTTTCATATATGGGTGGGACTGTAAAGTCATGATTGTTTATTTTGGAGAATAGGAAATAGATAAATAATGGATGTTGTTAAGAATCGAGGTGACAGCTTTGACTCTAACATAAAGGTTTCGTCATATTTAACAAGAGGTTGAATGATGAAAAAGTTTATTATTGTTTTTGAGGGAGGATGATTTAAATGACAGCATATCATGCACCAATAAGTACGGGGAAAGTTGAAATTCATACAGCTGTTTGGGTGAAGGGATATTCTATTAATAATCCCACGATGGGGAATGAAATGGAAAGTCAGCTCAACCTTGAACTGACTTTTATGAGTAATGATTATTCGCCAAATAAGTACAAGGTGTTTTTAGAAGAATTTCAAAAGTTCCTAGGTGAATGTAATTACTTAAGTGGTGAACATAATTAAGATAGTCCTATAAAATCTTTTGTAACTTTCACAGCTACTGCTGATAATACGTTTAACGGGACGCTAGATAATTTTTTAGTAAGTTTTTTTGTTGTAGACCAAACTTTTGAGTCTCTAATGGTATCTAGGAATTCATGTCCTGAAAAGGTGATTGACGCGATTCCTAAATAATAAATTTCATCACCGTCGAACTGGTGAGCGCCGTTTAAATATCCTGCCTCTATAAGTTTTAAAATTGCGTATATAGATTCGTTTTCACCGTGATTTTTAAAAGTTTCGAACTCTTTTAATTGATGAAGATGAATATGTTGACCCAAGTTTAATTTCTCTTCTAGTTCTAAAAGAATAGAACGAATACAATCTTGATTTAATTTCAAATTATCACCTCCTTAGATTCTATAAATTCGACAAAAAAAGAATGTAATCCTACAGAATAAACCATATAAAAACAAATGTTAATAAGTGCATTTAAAATAGTAATTTTTTAATTGGGAGGTGAAGAATTAATCTCAATAAACTAACTAAACAAGGACAAGTGGTTATGGTTGGTACATTCATTTCAATGCTAGGAAGAGATTTTGTAAACGAACGTTTTGATAAGATGGAAGATAACAAAATAGCACGATAAAGTGATGGATGAATTCTTGGAGAGTAAGGATTGATAAAAATGAGTGAATATAAACATCAAGTGTTAGATAGCGAGTTCACGTCTTTCTACTCTAACGCTAAACATTTTGGACTAGATCTCTCAGTTGGTTTCTATTGTGAGAGCTGCTCGGGTATTCAACATCGTGAAAAGCGTTTTGGTACAGCTGTGATTGAGGTAACAAAAAGTGAATGAATACAAAACCAAACAACAGAAACGTAAGTTCTATGACAGTAGTGAGTGGAAGAATATCCGTGAGAAGATAAAGAAGCGAGACAACTATGAGTGCCAATGGTGTAAACGAAACGGTCGAGTACAAACAGACACGAATGAATACAGTGAGAGTGCCAAGCGTAAGAAGATACAGCTCGTTGTCCATCATATCAAAGAGCTCGAGCATCATCCAGAACGTGCATTAGAAATGGAAAATCTCGAAACAGTCTGTGTGGATTGCCATAACAAAGAACACGGTAGAATATTCAAAAAGAAACCGAATAAATGGGAAACTGATGAAAAGTGGTAAAAATGAATCAGAAACAATCCCCCCCCTTAAAAAAATTCATCAAAATTTGCTCTAAGGGGCACCGGAGGAGGGGGTTAACTGTCAGGTTTTTTTCGAAATTACGCACGTAAGGGGGGTGGGTAGATGGCTGTCAGTATTACAAAGTTAAAGGAACAGCTAATGAACAGTATTGATGTTGAAGATTTAGTCGAGGTTGAAAAAGTAGAACGATACATTGATCTAGTTAAAGCATTTAGAAAAATAAACAGAACTATCAATAAAGAAGGTGAGTCTGTTACAGTCAAAAACGGATCTCAAGTTTTTGTTAAGGCCCATCCTCTTATAAGTGAGAGAAATAAAATTAACAGTTCTTTAATTGCTTTAGGAAGAGATATAAAGTTTGTTTGTAAACCAAATATTCCTAAGGCTGGTTATAATAAAAGTGATTTAACATGATTAGGCAAAAGTATGTAGAAGAATACATTGGACTTTATCGAAGTGGAAAAATAAAGTTCAACAAAGAGAGAGAACTGTTAATTAATTATCTAGAAAAATACGTTTTAAACAGAGACGATTTGTATTTTGATGATGAAATGATTCAGGATTGTATCAACTTCGGTGAGAAGTGGTATTTTCCATTGCAGCCATTTCAAAAATTCTTAATAGCATTCGTTTTTTTGTTTTATAAGAAAAATGGACGCGTATTTTATCGGAAATTCCTATGGATGTTAGGACGTGGTGGCGGTAAAAATGGTCTGATATCTGTAATTATTCACTTTTTAATTAGTGAATTGCACGGTATTCCAGAGTATAACATCTCTGTTGTTGCGAATAGTGAGGAACAAGCGAAAACAAGTCCTGACGAAGTGCATAAATACGTAAAGAAAAATGAGGTTTTACAGAGAGCGTTTAAAACCACATTAACTCAAACTGTTTCAAAGGCTACTGAAAGTATACTAAAGTTTAGAACTTCTAACGGGGATACAAAAGACGGTTTGCGTGATGGTGCAGTTGTATTTGATGAAATACATCAATATGAAAGTAATAAAGACGTTCGCGTCCATATCAGCGGCTTAGGGAAAAAGAAAAACCCTCGTGAATTTTATATTGGTACAGATGGTTATGTACGAGATGGCTTTTTAGATAAACAAAAAGAAAAAGCTATGAAGGTTTTAAATGGTGAAGCTCGTCCTAATGCCGTATTTCCTTTTATCTGTAAGCTTAATGATGAAAAGGAAGTTGATGATATTGATAATTGGGAATTAGCTAATCCTATGTTATCGCAGCCACTAAGCGAGTATGCTGAGGGATTACTTGAAACGATAAAGGAAGAATATGAAGATTTAGAGGATGATCCAAGTAACCGAGAAGAATTTATGACAAAGCGTATGAACTTACCAGTTACAAATCTAGAACGATCTGTTGCAAAATGGTCAGAGATTCTTGCTACAAACCGTCCATCCCCTGATTTATATGCTCAAGAATGCATAGGAGCGTTAGACTTTGCGAGTATTCGAGATTTCGCAGCATGTGGTCTTTTATTTAGACAAAATGGTGAGTACATTTTTAAAACCCATTCCTTTGTGCGTAAAGAATTTGTTGATATTTATTATGGTTATTCTAAAAAAGCTGGCGAGTATAAAAAACAAAAATTTGCTCCTATAAAAGATTGGGAAGAGCAAGGTCTACTAACAGTTGTGGATGAACCAACTATTAATCCTCAACACATTGTTGATTGGTTTGTAGAAATGCGAGAACAATATGGAATTAAAAAGATTATAGCTGACAACTTCAGAATGGAAGCAATAAGGCCATTATTAGTAGCAGAAGGATTTGAAATAGAGGTTATACGAAACCCGAAAGCAATTCATAGTTTGTTAGCTCCACGTATTGAAATGGCGTTTGCAAATAAACAAATTGTTTTTGAGGATAATCCGCTAATGCGTTGGTATACACAAAATGTATTGGTTGTTATCAAAAGTGATGGAAATAAAATATACGAAAAGAAAGAGCCTGTTCGTAGAAAAACAGATGGGTTCCAATGTTTTGTTCATGCTCTTTATAGGGCGGATGAGATACAAGAAGCAACTGACTTTGTTATAGGTAACATTAAATTCTAATAAAGGGGGTGATAATCATCGGATGGTTAGGTTCAGTATTTAAAAGAAATAAAGAATTAGAATTCATGCTGGATCTGGACATAATAACTGATACAGCAAACAGGCTTCATATGAAACGATTGGCGATTGATACATGCGTTTCATTTTTAGGAAGGACAATTAGTCAATCTGAATTTAGAGTAAGAAATGGTAAAGCATTTAAGAAGGATGAGCTTTATTATCGATTAAATGTAAGACCAAACAAGAATATGACCGCAAGTACCTTTTGGGAAAGGTTTGTTCGCAAACTTATTTATGATAATGAGTGTTTAGTTATACAAGCAGATGATGGTGATTTACTTATTGCAGATGGATTCCAACATAATGAGTATGCTGTGTTTGAAGATACCTTTACTGATGTAAGGGTAAAAGATTATACGTTTAAGAGAAGTTTTAAGCAAAGCGAAGTTATTCATTTGAAGTATCGGAATGATAAATTATCTCCACTTATTGATGGATTGTTTGCAGATTACGGTGATTTATTTGGTAGGATACTAAACTCACAGAAACGTAAAAATCAAGTTCGCGGCACGGTTGATATGGATATGATTGGTGCTAAAACTGAGGAACAAATAGCAAAGCTACAAGAGTTTATAGATAATATGTATAAGTCAATCGGTTCAAAAGATATAGCTATTGTTCCACAGCAAAAAGGTATTAATTATAACGAGATATACAATGGTGTTGCAAATGGTCCAAGTGTGGAAGAAATCAATAAAGTAACAAATGGTTTCTTGAATCAAGTAGCTATGGCAATTGGTATTCCTATAGCTCTGATATATGGAGAAATGGCTGATGTAGAAAAGCAAACGAAAAATTATATGCTTTTCACAGTACGACCATTATTAAAAAAGCTATCTGATGAAGCGAACGTTAAATTCTTTGAAATGAGTGAATATCTTTTAGGACGAAAAATTGAGGTTAAGGCTGTTTCCTATCAAAGTATATTTGATCTTGCGACAAGTATTGATAAACTCATTTCTTCAAGTGCATTTACAGGAAATGAAATTCGTTCAGAAGTAGATTATGAGGAGTCGGATGATCCAAATCTAAATATCCATCATATTACGAAGAACTATACAAAATTAAATGAATCTGAAGGGGGTGAGAAATGATGGAGCATGTGAATATGAATAAGCTTTTGAACTTAAAACGAGATATTCGTTTTGAAGCTAAAGGTGAAAATGAATACAAATTAACTGTTTATGGGTCAATTGGTGGATGGTTTAGTGAAAACAATGCTGAAGCAGTAAGAAGAAAAATTCAAGATGTTAAAGCAGAAAAAATTCACGTTCATATTAATTCGGGCGGAGGTTCCGCTTTTGATGGTGTAGCAATTTGTAATCAATTAAAGCAGCATAGTGCAGAAATTATAGTTCATATTGATGGTTGGGCAGCTAGTGCCGCGTCTGTAATTGCAATGGCAGGTGATAAAGTCATTATGCCTAGTAATACTATGATGATGATTCATCAAGCAAGTACCTTTGAATATGGAAATGCAGATTTATTTGAAAAAACAGCACGAGATTTACGAAAGATTGATTCAGCTTTAGCAGCATCTTATAAAAAACGTTTTGTTGGGACAGACGAAGAATTAAAGCAACTTTTAAAAGATGAAACTTGGCTAACAGCAGAAGAAGCGGTTGCTCTTGGTTTAGCTGATGAAATTGCTGATGAAATTGAAATTGATGATACGCAAGAAGATGAAGAAGTGGAAGTTGTAGAAAATTTTAAAGAAGATTTAGTAGCTAAGTATATGAAACAACCAAATAATCAAAATCCCAAAGAGCCTATTCAAGAGCCTGTTAATACAAAACAGAATCTGAGTACGCTCTTTTTAACTTTAGGAGGAAAATAAAATATGGTTATTAATTTTAATAATTTTGAAGAGAAGAAACTAGCTTTCGCGAAAGCAACACAAGAAGGTACAGCGGAAGAACAATCAGCAGCGTTAAATTCCATGATTGAAGCACTTGCTACAGATGTTCGTTCAGATATTTTAAATCAAGTGAATGAATCAATGGTAGATCGTTCTATTATGCAATCTCGCGGTGCAAATGTACTAACTAGTGAAGAAATGAAGTTCTTTAATGCCGTTGTTGAAGATGGTGGCTTTAAATCTACTGAGACTTTACCTAAAACAACACAAGAGAGAATTTTTGATGATTTAGTTCAAGGTCATCCGTTGCTAGAGCATATCGGCTTAGAGAATCTAGGAGCCGTGACAGAATTTATTTATGGAGATCCAGAGGGTGCAGCTGTATGGGGACCGTTATTTGGTGATATTAAAGGGCAATTAAATGCTACATTCCGAAAAGAATCAATTACTCAACTGAAATTAACAGCATTTATTCCATTAGCAAATGATATGTTGAAGCTTGGTCCAGTTTGGGTGGAACGATATGTTCGTACTATGATTACAGAAGCAATGTCAGTAGGTTTAGAACGTGGTTTTGTAGCTGGTACGGGTAAAAATGAGCCAATTGGATTATTAAAAGATCCTAGCGGAAGTGTCACGAATGGAGTATATCCAGATAAAAAAGTTGCTGGAACTTTAACTTTTGAGCCTGGTCGCAAAACAATTAATGAATTAAAAGGCGTGGTCAAATTATTGGCTAAAAAATTAAATCCTGATGGTAAAACAGATGCAGATCGACCAAAAAATATTGCGGGTAAAGTAGTTATGGTAACAAATCCATTTGATACTTTTGATATTCAAGCAAATGCTACGATTCAAAATGCGGCAGGTGTATATGTAACGAGCTTACCTTTTAATCCAATCCCAACAGAATCTGTATTTGTACCTCAAGGACAAGTGGTTTTCTTTGTTAAAGGGGAATACATTGCAGCGATGGGTGGAACAGAGCCAATCAAGAAGTATGAAGAAACATTAGCTTTAGAAGATGCAACTGTTTATATTGCTAAACAATATGCTACAGGTAAACCGAAGGATAAATACACTTCACAAGTTTACACATTAAAGCTTGAAGAAGTAACTCCACCAACACAAGGATGATGTGAATGAATACAGTAATTTCGAATGAAATATTACAGCAATTCAAAGATAGGATGCACTTAGGGGATGAGGAAGATGATAACCTAAAGCGCATCCTTTCTACGTCTAACAAGGCATTACTTAGGGTTTGTGGGAATTATGATTTAAATAAAGACGAGGAGTTCAAAGAATTAGTCTTTGAACGTTCTCGTTATGTTTATAACGATGCATTAGAGTATTTTGACAAGAATTTTTTAAGTCAGATTAATAGTTTAGGTATCGATAAAGCATTAGAAGAAATTAAATTGGACGGTGATTAATATGCGTCCTTTTCAGTACAAGAAACCACTGAATACAGGTGATTGTAGAAATCGAATTATCATTGAACAACCTGAAGTAATAAAAGATGATTTGAATCAAGAAGTTGAAACAGGTAATTGGCAAGAAGTAAAAAAAGCATGGGCAATGATAAAAACGGTAAAAGGTTCGGAGTACATTGAAGCTTCAGCATCACAATCTACACGGATTTATCGGTTTGTGATGCCTTATACAACAGGTATTACAGAACTAATGCGAATCAATATGAAAGGTCGTATCTTTGACATTATCGAACCGCCAATGAATGATAATGAAATGTATCAAACATTGACTATTATCGCAAAGGAGCATGTTTAATATGAATGATTTTGCGAGTGAGCTTGCTAGAGCATTGCAAAGATATGCAAATGTTGTGGAAGAAGAATTGTTGACAGCACAAGAAGAGGTTGCTGATGTTGCTGTAGAAAAATTAAAGCAAGGTAGTCCTAAAAAAACAGGGGCATATCGTAAAGGATGGCGTAAGAAAAAAGAAGGTAATGGTGTTGTCGTCCACAATTCACAAGGACAATTAACGCATCTTTTAGAAAATGGACATGCGAAAGTCGGTGGTGGCCGTGTACCGGCACAAGTTCATATCCTTCCAGTTGAACAATATGTAATTGATGAGTTGCCAAGACGTATTGAAAGGGCGCTTGAATAATGACATTAGGTGAGTTAATAAAAATCCTTGAAGCTACAGGTTATCCTGTGGCTTATTCGCATTTCATAGCAACGCCAGGAAAGCCAGTACCAGTGCCACCTTATATTTGTATCCTTGTTGATGGATCAGCAAATTTAATGGCTGATAATAAGGTGTATTACAAGATAGACGATGCAAATATTGAACTTTACACAAATAAAAAAGATTTAGTTGCAGAAGCAAAACTTGAAAAAGTCCTAGACGATCATGAGATTCCTTATGATTCGTACGGGACTTTTATTGAATCTGAAAAAATGTATCAAAAAATATACGAAACGAGGTTGATGTGAATGCCAGAAAATAAAGTAGCTTTCGGTCTGAAAAATGTCCACTATGCACTCTATGAAATTAAAGATGGTGTAGTTACATTCAGTACACCAATCCGATTACCAGGTGCGGTTGAATTAACCTGTGATCCACGAGGAGATCTAATTGAATTCTACGCGGATGACATGCTGTACTATGCAGCAAGCAATAACCAAGGTTATGACGGTACGCTATCCATCGCGACAATTCCAGAGCAATTTGCAGTTGATGCATTGGGAGAGGAATTAGACACAGAAGATGGTGTATTAAATGAATTAGCTGACGCAAAAGGAAAACCATTTGCTTTATTGTTTGAATTCGATGGCGATGTACGAGCGACTCGACATGTTATGTTTAACTGCGCAGCAAGTCGTCCAACAATTGCATCTAAAACGAAAACAAATTCAGCAGAACCTAACACAAATGAACTTAAATTTGTATCAAGCCCTATTGATATTAACGGAAAACGTATGGTTAAAACGAAAACTACAACTAAATCAAAACAAGAAATCTATGATAATTGGTACAAAAAAGTGTATACAAAGTTACCTGTAGTACCAAAAGGGGCGTAAGTGAATGGAAAAGACAATTACAATAGACGGAAAAAAAGTCAGATTAAAAGCTACAGCAGCAACAGTTAAGCGATATAAAGCACAATTCAGACGGAATTTATTTGCTGATTTGATGGGATTAGGGGCAATTAGTGCAGTAACTTCACCAGGTGGCTCACAACAGCCAATTGATATGTCTAATGTTGATTTAAGCAATGTGGATTTTGAACTTATTTATGACTTAACTTGGTTATACGCTAAAACGGCTGATCCGAATATTCCTGATCCTATGACATGGCTGGATGAATTTGAAGAATTCCCAATTGAAGAAATTATGCCAGAGGTAATGGAATTAGTTCAGCTCACTATGGGAGCAAAAAAAAAATAAAGAAAAACAATGGAGAGCAAGGGACATTCAGTGATGAAGAATTTACCACTGAATTGTTTCTTGCTCTTTGTTATAAAACAAATTTAACACAAGGTGATTTAGAAGAAATGACCGTTGGTGATTGCTTTGATTACATTGCTGAATTCGCTGAGTTAGAGAATCCAGATAAAGAAAAAGTTAGAAAAGCAGGTCAAAAAGACTTCGATTCATTCTAAGAAAGGGGTGAGAAAATGGCAGGAAGAATTAAAGGGATTACGATTGAAATTGCCGGAGAAACCACAGGGCTTCAAAACGCTTTAAAAGATGTAAATAAACGAAGTAATGATTTAACTAAAGAACTTAAAGACGTTGAACGGTTGTTAAAGTTTGATCCTGGTAATGTGGAAGCATTAGCGCAAAAACAACAGTTACTTACGCAACAGATTGAAAATACAACGCAAAAGCTAGATAAATTGAAAGCAGCGGAACAGCAAGTACAAGCTCAATTCCAAAACGGTAAAATTTCTGAAGAACAGTATCGTGCATTTAGACGTGAGATTGAATTTACAGAAGGGTCACTTAATGGTCTTAAAAATAAACTAGGAAACATGAAAGCTGAGCAAGAGAATGTAGCGAGTTCCACAAGGCAATTAGAAACATTGTTTAGAGCTACAGGGAAAAGCGTTGATGATTTTGCAGGAGCATTAGGGAATCGTCTTGTGAATGCAATTCGAAATGGAACAGCTACAAGTCGTCAGTTAGAGCAAGCGATTGGAATTATTGGCCGCGAAGCATTAGGAGCAGAAACAGATATAGAGAAATTACAGCGAGCGCTACGATCTGTAGATGCTGGTAATTCAATTCAGCAAGTACGAAATGAACTGAGAGATTTACAACAAGAAGCTGGAAGAACTGAGAAGAAGTTTGAAGGTCTAAAAGTTGGATTAGAAAATGTTATCGGTGGATTAGCAGCTGGTGGCGGAATTGCAACGGCTATTGAAAAAGCAATGGACATGTCAAAGCTACAAACGAAGATTGATATCTCTTTCGATGTTCCTGAGTCCTCAAAGAAATCAGTAGAGGAAGCAGTAAGAGGCATTTCAGCATATGGATTAGATGCTGAAGAATCGCTTGAAGGTGTAAGAAGACAATGGGCTTTAAATAAAAATGTTAGTGATGAAGCAAATGCTTCATTTGTAAAAAGCGCAGCTGTTATTTCTAAAGCATATGCAGGTATAGATTTCACTGAATTAATTCAAGAAACAAATGAAATAGGAAATGAATTAGGGATTTCCCAAGAGGGCGCTCTTGGGATGGCTGATGCATTACTAAAAATGGGCTTCCCACCAGAACAATTAGATATTATTGCTGAATATGGTGGACAGTTGACGAGAGCAGGATACAACGCTGAAGAAGTGCAAGCTATTATGGCAGCTGGGGTTGAAACTGGTACCTGGAATATTGATAATCTTTTAGATGGTCTAAAAGAAGGGCGTATCAAAGCAGCTGAGTTCGGCCAAGGTGTCGATAAAGCAATGAAAGAAGCTCTTGAAGGTACACAAATTTCAGCAGAGCAAGTTGAAAAATGGGGTCAAGCTGTCGCTAATGGTGGTAAAGAAGGTTCAGCAGCTATGACTGAGATCGCACAAGCCTTATCACAAGTTGAAGACGAAACAAAGCGTAATGAATTAGGCGTTAAATTTTTCGGTACAATGTACGAGGATCAAGGGCAAAACATCATTAATACTTTGCTAGGTGCGAAAGATAAAACGGTTGATTTTGGAAAACAACAAGATAAATTGAATGATTCCATTAAGAAAATGGATGCAAACCCAGCGGTTAAATTCCAAAAGGCGATGCAAGATTTACAAATGGCTCTCAAACCTGTTCTTGGAGTTATCGCTGATGTTGTTGCTAAAATAGCGGATTGGATTTCTAATAATCCTAAATTAGCGGCTACGTTGGCAGCTATAGCAGTAGCTATTGGTGTAATTTCAGGAGCATTTATGGCTTTAGCACCAATCGTTGTCGTCATATCGAGTATAGGTTTAGCAATGACAGGTTGGATAGCTCTATTCGGTGTGATTGTTGCAGCTGTAGTTGCTTTGGGTATTACTATATATCAAAATTGGGATTCTATAAGTCAATGGACGATAGATACCTTTAATTCTATAGGTAAATATTTATCTGAATTGTGGAGTGGAATAGTCGAAACAGCATCATCTTGGTTATCTTCGCTTGTAGAATCAGTGTCTGGTTGGTGGGCTTCTCTAGTAGAATCAACGACAATGTGGCTATCTTCGCTTGTCGAAACGGCATCGTCTTATTGGTCATCCCTAGTAGAAACAACTTCAGGATGGTTTTCTTCTTTAATTGATACAGCTGTAGGTTGGCTCTCCTCTTTGGTTGAGACGGCATCTACTTGGTGGTCATCTTTGGTAGAAACAGCAACTCAATTTTTCATGCAACTATACCAAAAATGGCAAGAAATTTGGAATTCTATACTTACATTCTTAGATCCAATTATTTCATTAATTTCAACGGTACTACAAGCTGGATGGTTATTAATCCAAGCTGGAGCGCAAATTGCTTGGGCGGCAATATCTCAATATATTATTCAACCAATTCAACAAGCTTATGAATGGGTAAGTACAAAAATTGGAGAATTAGTTACATGGCTTGGTACACAATGGGAAATTGCAAAAGCGGTAGCGCAAGTTGCGTGGGGATTATTTAAACAGTATATCATTCAACCGGTTCAGGAAACTTGGACTTTAGTGAAGCAAAAATTTACTGATTTAGTTTCTTGGCTTGGTTCACAGTGGGAATTAGCGAAGTCTTACACACTAGCAGGGTGGAATTTAATAAAACAGTATGTTATTCAACCGGTTCAAGAATTGTGGAATACAACGAAACAAAAGCTTTCAGATTTAGCTAACTGGATATTAGGAAATTGGGAATCTATAAAATTGTATACACTCGCAGCTTGGAATTTAGTGAAGCAATATGTTATTCAGCCAGTAACAGACGCTTATAATCAGGCAAAGCAAAAATTTACTGATTTATATAATTCAGCTAGAGAAAAATTCGATTCTGTAAAAAATGCAGCGCAAGAAAAATTTGAAGCAGCGAAACGATTTATTATTGATCCAATTAAAGATGCGGTTGATAAAGTAGAGCGATTTGTAGATAAAATCAAGTCATTCTTTAGTAATTTAAGATTAAAAATACCATCTCCTGAAATGCCTAAATTACCACACTTTAGCTTGCAGACTAGTACATGGACAGTGATGGGGAAAAATATTACTATCCCATCAGGCGTTAATGTGGACTGGCGTGCAAAAGGTGGTATCTTCACTAAGCCGACAATATTCGGAATGAATGGTGGCAATCTACAAGGGGCTGGCGAAGCTGGTGATGAAGCTGTTTTACCTTTAAATAAAAAGACACTTGGAGGTATTGGTGCGGGAATCGTAGCAGCCATGCCTCGAGGTCAATTTGCTATGTCAGGTGAAATAAATCAATTAATGAGTGACATGGGACGTATGATGACTAGTTCCGCAAGCCAATTGGCAGGACTAAAAAATGTCATGAGTGGTGTGTATGGAAATATGTCGAATAGCAGACAGGCGATGACAAATAGTGTATCAAATCAAGTTGTTAATAATTCTTTTGGTTCATCAAGTAATGGAGTAACCCCAATGCTTGGCGGTGATTTAGTTGTGGAAGTTCCTGTTGTTTTAGATGGACGAGATGTGGCACGTGGTACTTATCGATATACAACCGAGTATCAAGAAAGGGAAGAAAAAAGAAACTCAGACTTTTAGGTTTGGGTTTCTTTTATTTTATAAAGAAATGAGGTGTCAAAATGAGCTCTTTCAAATTTAACAATGAACGTAAAAAGTATATCCAAATTGCAAAAGGTTGGAAAAGACCAACTTGGGCACCATTGAAACGGAATTTTCTACGTACCCCAGGATATCCAGGAGCAAGATTATTAAATACACAAACAGAAATGCGTGTTTTATCAATTCCTGTAGGGGTTATAGTTCCTGATGATGCTGATTTAGAAATGTTAAAAGAAGAAATTGCAACTTGGTTAATAACAGATCAACCAGTAGAGCTTATTTTTGATGTAGAACCCAATAGAACATATTTAGCAGTTGTGGATGACAGTTTTGATCCAGATGAGTTTGTAACACTTGGAATAGGAACACTAAAGTTCATTTGTCCAATGCCATATAAGTTAGGGCCTATACAAAATAAAACCCTTGCTATTGAGAACAGTGATTTAAAGTCTAACTTTATTAACAAAGGATCTGTAGAGTCTAATCCAATTATTGATATAACTGTAGGGGCAAAGAGTCCTTTTCTGGATGTATGGAACGGGTTAGAGTACTTCAGACTTGGTTATCCAGTCCCAGTACAGACGGTTGTAGTATCTAAAGAGGAACGTATTTTATGGGACGAAATGACCGACTTAACTAAATGGACACCGTATACTCAAAAAATCGGTTATATTCAGCCTGCAGGTAGTTTTAAAGTATGGCAAGGTTACGCATTCTATGCTGAAGATTATGGTAATGGTACCGCATGGCATGGACCTGTAATGACTAGAGCAATCCCTCAAGATGCTACTGATTTTATTTTAGATTGTCAATTCACACTACAATCTACTAGGGTTGGTCAAATGGGTTCTGTAACTGTATTTCTTCTAGGAGATAATGATGAAGTTATGACTATGCTGGATTTAACAGATTACTACAATACTATGCAGAACATCAATGGTAGAGTAGGCGTAGGTTGGATGGAATCTGAGGTCAATAAAGATAACTATAGAATCATAGAATCCACAGGTGGTATTCGTGAAGGGTCATTCAATGGTTTTAGAGGTCACTTGTCAATGAAGCGTGAAGGTAACAAGTGGTCTGCTAAGGTATCTAAATACAGAGCGAATACAGAGATTGATAATGATACTGTATTAGATTATTGGATAGACATAAGTAATACGTCCAAGTATACGACCATGAAGCCTAAAAAAATTGTTGTAGCAGTTACTAAATACGGAAATAATGATGCGATGGAAGTCGCGTTTGTTGAAGATGTTAAGTTTTACAAGATTAATCATTTCGATAAAGATGTAACACCTTATATTTTTGATATAGGAGATAAAATTCAAATAGACACAGAAAAATCATTAGTAACAATCAATGGAACAAATGCAATTGCACTAAAAGATATATTTAGTTCATTCCCTGTTATAAAGAGAGGGAAAAATGAAGTCATAATACGTCCAGCAAATGTAGGAATAGCAAAATTAACGTATAGGGAGCGATTTAGATGAGTACACCAAGTGGAGACTTACATGTTGTTGATTTTAAAACAAATCAAATCGTTTCAGCTATACAACCTAAGGACTATTGGGATGACAAACGGCATTGGGAAATTAAAAATAATATTGATACTCTAGAGTTTAGGGTATTTGAGAATACAGATCATGCAGCAACACTTGTACAGCAAAATTTAGTATTAAAAGAAGTACGTGGCGGTAGAATCGTTCCTTATGTCATTACAGAAACGGAAAAGGATTCTAAGGATAGATCATTAATGGTTTATGCATCTGGTGAATGGATTCAGCTTGCTAAAGCAGCAATTATAGAGCCACAAAAGTTGGAAAGCAAAACATTAAAACAGTGTATGGAAATAGCTCTTAAAGGAACGAAGTGGAAAATAGGTAAAACCGAACATGATGGAGCGCACTCAATGGAAATTGAAGAATTTACAAATCCATTGGATTTTCTTAAACAAATTGCCGCTTCATTTGAAATAGAAATTCAATATCGAGCTGAAGTTGTTGGTTCTAAAATTGTTGGTCGTTATGTGGATATGGTTAAGAGACGAGGACGAGATACAAGAAAAGAAGTAACCTTTGGTAAAGATTTAATAGGAATTAAACGTATTGAGAACTCTCAAAACATTTGTACAGCCTTATTAGGCTTTGTGAAAAAAGAAAATGGAGATTTTATTACAATCTCCTCCATAAATAAGGGTGTTCCTTATCTTGTGGATGATGCAGCTTATCAACGCTGGAATGAAAACGGAAAACATAAATTCGCTTTCTACACTCCACAAACAGACGACCAAAATATGTCTCCAGAGAGACTTTTAACTCTAATGAAAACGGAAATGAGTAAGATTGTGAACGCTTCTGTTTCTTATGGAGTCGATGTACAAAATATAGCAAGAATACCTGGTTTATCACATGAAGAAATCAATGAAGGAGATACAATTCGAATTATAGATGAAGGGTTTACACCTAAGTTGTATCTTGAAGCGCGAGCTATTGCTGGTGATGAATCTTTTAAAGATCCTACACAAGATAACTATGTATTTGGTGATTATCGTGAAATCGTTGATCAAAATGATGAGTTGCGAAGATTATACCAAAAGATACTAAGTTCATTGTATGACAAGGTTCCGCAGGAGTTATTTGACCAATTAAATAATAAAGTAAAGGAACAAAACAAAGACATCATTGATGCTAAAGATAAAGCTGATCAGGCTCAAAAAGAAAGCCAAACAGCAAAAGATTTGGCAGAAGCAACACAAAAATACATGGATCAAAATCTTGTAGATATTATTGAAGGAGTTAATCCACCCACCGCTAATCTTAAATCAAATAAAACGCTATGGCGTGATATTAGTAATGGAAAGCCTGGTATTTTAAAAATATGGACAGGTGTAGTGTGGGAACCTGTTGTTCCTGATACAGCACCATTGCAGCAAAGTATTAAAGATGTTAAGAAAGATATTGAAACAGCTAAAACGGAATTAAATCAAAAGGTTCAAAGTGTGGAAGGTAAAGCACAAGAGATAGCTGGACAAATAGTAGATGTTCAAAAGCAAATTAATGGCAAAGTGGATCAAACATGGATTCATACACAGTTAAAAGATAAAGCTGATAAATCTGGAGTGTTTACAAAAGAGGAAATTAAAGACGGTTTTATAGGGAAACAAATCTATGAAACTGATAAACAAGGGAACGTACAGAAATTCAAGGATATTAATACATCGATTGGTCAAACAAATGAAGCTCTTACACAGAAAGCGGAGAAGTCCGAATTAAAGAAAACGAATGAAGGCTTGTCACAGTTGGAGCAGAAAACAAACGAGATTAAGACAACAGCTGAGGGGACGAAACAGACTCTTACAGAACTTAAAACGCAAGTAGATAATACAAAACTAGATGGACGAAATTCGCTTAAAAACTCTAATTTTTCTAGTTATATTGTTAATGATTCTATAAGTTGGGACAAATCGTTAAATGGTAATCTTCAGGCATCTGGTTGGGGAAGTGGGTATAACGGTGGTGTAGCAGATCCAACAAAAGGTTATCATGCCCATCTAGATATAACTACTTTCGGTTATCCAGTTGTAACGTTTATTAATAAAAACAGTATCATCGGTCAAAAAAATAGATGGCTGGGTATCGCTGAAGATGTGGTTGCAGAATTTGCGAGAAATAATGTCGTGGGTAAAGAGATTACTATTAGTATGGATATTTGGTCAGATACAAAAGGTTTCCGTATAAACGGTGGGTTACATCATTTCATTGAAGGTAACACAGCACAAAGCTTTCACAGTGGTCAGTATGTGTTTAACGTAAGTGAAGTTAATAGATGGGAACGCTATACGTTTACCATGAAACTTCATGAAAAATTTGACGTTACTAAAGCTGTTAGATTGTATATATATGGTGGCGAAGGTATTGAAGGTACAGCGTATGTAAAAAACGTCAAACTTGAATTATCTAACGTTGCTACAGCATGGACACCAGCTCCAGAAGATCAAGTAACAACAATTGATTTTACTAAAAAGACGGTAGAAATTGAGACTACTATTAAAGGGATTAACACGACGGTTTCTAATATTCAAAATGAACAAGGAAAGCTTACTGAACGTGTAACGAAATCAGAGCAAACCGCAGATGGATTTAAAACTTCTATTGAATCGTTAACAAAAAAAGATAGTGATATTAGTAATAAATTAAATACAGTCGAACAAACCGTAGAAGGCACAAAAAAGACTATTTCCGATGTGCAGCAAACAACAGATGATCTAAAGAAAACAACAACTGAAATTAAAGAGCAAGCAGGTAAAGTTACCGAAAAATTAAGTAGTGTAGAGAAAAAGTTTGACGATATGAAAATAGGTGGTCGAAACCTAATTCCAAACAGTAATATAAATGAAACTTCAAGTAATTACGGATTTGGTCTTAGAACAACAACTATAGATTTAGTTGCAGATGAAACCTATACATTGGTGGGGAACGGTAGGGTTGACCAGAAGGCTATTGATGATGGAAAATCACTACTTATTTATATTTACGAACCTACATGGAAATATAAAAGTATTAATTTCCCTATTAAAACCATTACAGATAGCACTGGATCCATACAATTTACACCTAACTGGACGGGGAAATATACTGTAGCATCTTATTTATATCCGAATGGCGGTAGCCGCACAGGTAAGGCGACAACTAATTGGGTTGCGTTATACAAAGGAAATAAGCCAATGGACTGGACACCAGCTCCAGAGGACCAAGTAACAAATGATGAATTCACGAAGAAAACAACCGAAATTGAAAAAAGTGTGGATGGTGTAAAAACTACTGTATCAACTGTTCAAAAAGACCAAGGTGCAATGCAAACTACCTTGAATCAAGTTAAACAAACAACGGATTCTAATTCACAAACCATTACAACTCTATCTCAAACACAAGGCAAACAAGGAGAAATTGTACAACAAAACACGAGTGATATCACACAGTTGAATAATCAAATTAAATCCAAAGTAACAGATACTCAAATGCAAGAATATGTAGGGGGATTAGGAAGTACGAACTTACTATTTAATACTGCATTTGAAGATCGAGTAATAAACGCTACTACAGGAGCTATAACGAGTAGAAAACTGAGTATTTCTAAATGGAGTGTCGGTCCAAACGGCAGTAACTTTACAGCTGTACCAGAAACAGCGAGAAACCATGACGGTATGAATTCCGTTAAATTAGAATCGTCCGGGCAGACAGTAGACAGAAATGCAGCGTTCTATCAATCATTACCTGTATCTCCTAACTCCGGTGATTATGTGTTATCTGCATGGTTTTACACAGATGCAGTTGCTACCATAGATAATACAGCATTTGTAATGATTGAATTTTACAATGGTTCTACTTGGGTTACGAATAAAGTCGTACAACTTGTACCATTACTGACTAATGGATCATGGAAATTTGTTAGTGTAACTATGCCATCTCCTACATCTGGTGTTACTACGATACGTTTCGTAGTGGTTATTAGAAAAAACGGTAGACTTTGGGTATCGCAACCACAATTACAACAAGGTATTACACCTTCTAGTTTCATGGAGAATCCGAAAGACTATGCCAACTATGACCAACTTGTAGGCGAAATTGCAAAGAAAGTGGCTACTTCTGATTTTGATAGTAAAGTTTCTAAAATGGAAACAATGATCAATCAGCAATCTAACCGTATTGACTTAAAGGCAGAGAAAACGGATGTATACACCAAAACAGAAGCGAACGGTCAATTCGGAAGTAAGGCAATGGTGGAAAAGCACGAAAGCTCTATTACATTAATGTCTAATGAAATTAATTCAACAGTCAAAAAAGGCGATATTATCTCGACTATCAATCAAACAGCAGAAGCAGTTAAAATTAGTGCAGGCAAAATACAATTAGATGGAACAACAATAGCAAAGTATTTAGAAGCGCAGGAACTTAAAGGTACAACCATACGTACAGACAATGGTTCTAATTATGTTCACATTCAAAAGCAATTCATACGTTTGATGGAGTCGAATTTAAATCGAATGTTTATTGGTTATTACAAAAGAGCTGTTGATAGCCAAATACAACCAACAATACTTATGCATGATGATGTGGATACATCACGTTTCCGAGATGGTACTTTAACAATATCTCAATTCCCAGTGAAAGGAGAAAATTACTATACCGGTACCTTTGGTATTGTTAAAGGTTATGATGCGGATCAAACTCCACATTATTGCGCTAAATTAAATGTGGATACAAAAGGGGATGTATCTCTTAATGGAGATAACTATATTTATATTACTGGTAATAACGGAGTTACCCTAAGGTCTGATAAACAATTTAGCGCTTATACTAATACAATTCGTTTAGATTCTGTAAGCCATGTAGATATTCTTACTGGTGGGGCTTTGTTTATGAAAAGTAATCAGAATACAGAGGTCAATTCTGGTGGGCATACAATTATCACTTCTGGAAAAGGTATAAGTCAGTATGCAAAAAATGGATCATATTGGGTTGAAGTAGCCAACGGTGCTACCTTCACAGTATCTAATCCATCGAACGCATTTTGGGTAGACTCTGCTGGTGGAATAACGTTAAAAGGTGGATCTAAATCCGTATGGATGGACAGTCAGTCTTCCATTGTATTTAACTTAAAAGGAAAAAATATGCTTGATATAGTTGCAACGCCCAACGCTGAAACAGACCTTCGATTCCAAACAGTAATGCTACGAAATGGTAACGTTGAGGGATATACAACACTTCAGGTTAAAAATGGGTCAGGAAGTGCATATAACGCTGTTACAGCATCAGCTTTTCAAACGGCATCGAAACGTGAATACAAAACAAATATTCGTGACGTGCAGTTTAGCGCAATAGAAAAAATTATGGCACTTCAAATCCAACAATACAACTTGAAAACAGATATAGAAGACTTATATGAGAAGCGAATGAATCGTGTTGAAGGGGACCCAATTCTTACAACAAACGATATAGAAACTCACTATGGGTGGATTGCAGATGATGAAAATACTCCTGAGTGTTTTGTTACAAAAACAAGAAATGCAGCTGAAATATATTCTTCAGTAGCAATTCAAATAAAGGCATTTCAAGAAGAAAAACAAGCGAAAGATGCTGAAATTCAAGAGTTAAAAGAAGAAAATAAACAAATGAACAGTAGAATTGAAGTTTTAGAACAATTGTTACTTCAAAATTTAATTGATAAGAAACCAGAGCAGCCATAA